CTTTTGTAAGAATTAATACTTCCGCTTCTCTAGGATGAAGACCTGTTAGAAGATTAATAAACATCATCTCTCTACGGATTGTATTGAGACCCGCATTGCCACCTTTTACATAGTGATAGAGATTTTGATACTCTCTACGTAGAGATGTGCGTCCTCGTCCATCTAGATCTTGACCAGTAGCAGATTCTCCACCTGATGCTTCTTTAGACAAGTTTTCAGAAAGAGTGCCAGAATAAACTGTTTGCTCTTCAGCATTTGCATAAGGAACATCACCCTCTGGAAGAAGGCTAATTACAGTTTCGTCAAAATTCCAAATAAAAATGGTCTTTAGAGAATCATGCTCATAAGTTTTAAGCACTTCAACTTTCTTTGCATTAGATCTTTGCTTTGATGCAAGATCTAAAATTTCATAAACAAATGGATTGATAGGAAGAGTTTCGATTGGTTTTTCAGTCGTTGTCTTCTTCTTCCTCGTCGTAGTCGTAGTCATAATCGTTTTCAAATCTCACAGCTAAAATTTCGTCGGGTATTACATTCCCATTTGAATCAAACATCTCTGGGTGAGTGTAAACTGGTTGAGTTTGGTAGAAGTGTTCCTTTGCTAACCATCCTACTACTCCTCCTACAAAAAAGAACATAATTGAAACTAATGTTCCTATGGTTAGAGCTACTGCTAGCATTTGTCTTCTCCAGAGAATTTACTTTTTCTTTATATCAAAGTGAAGATCAATAAAGAAATGAAACTCTCTGTGGAAGAGAGAAATCATCTTACCAAACTTCACTTGAAAAGTTTTTGGTCTTTCAGATTTTCTCCTCCTATTGCGTAGTAATAACTCAACGCCCCGATTAATCTGGGGTTCACTGTTATTTAGTTTGCTTTTTCCTTCGCCCTGGTCTTTTGTCATAACTGTACTTTCGGGCATCCTCTAGTATTCCGTGAAGGTAATTTCTAATTTTTCTTGCTTGTGGTTTTGGAATATGTCCGTATCCTTCACGAAGTTGTTTATGAACTTCATCTGAACCACCTTCAAGATATTCATTAAGGTCAACTACTAAACTATCAATTTCTTTAGCAGTTGCGCTTTCAATAAACTCGTCAACCTCAATTTTTTTTGTTCCACGAACCTTTAGATAGTCATAAAATTTTAACACAAATTGTCCATTAAAAGCATAGTCAATTGCTTTTTCAACGTCATTGTAAACTTCGTGAAAATTGTTAATCATTAAACTAGGTTTTGCTCCTTGAGATATTGAACAGTATCTGTACAACCTCCAATGGGTTTTTCATCTACAATCACTTGAGGGAATGTAGAACCATTACCAAACTCTGCATAGAATTCTTCACGACTAAAATCCACACCAAGTTTATAAACTACGTGTTGTAGTTCTGCTAAATCTAGCACCTGTTGAACTTTTGTGCAATATGGGCAACCGTCTTTCGAATAAACTGTAAACTTCATAATTGGTATAAAACTGAAAGTTATTTAGCGTTAACTGGAATTCCTTGACCTTCGGGAAGCCATACTTGCTGCTGAAGTTCTATTGGAGGTAGTTCTTCTTTTGCTGCTGGCAATCCTTGCTGACCAAAAAGTTGTTTGTCTGTTGTTGATGTGACTGTAATCACTTGGTCCATAATAAACTTTTGCTTCCTGTATGTTCTTTTATCAGGAGCAAAACTAACCATCAACAATGCGTCATGTTCTTCACCACAGTGAGCTATAACTCTACCTGCGATTTTATCTGTCACCACCCAATAATCATACATTCTTTTTCTTCTGACTTTTTGTATTATAAGTTTCTTTTGATGGTCTGTAAAGATTTGGCCAAGTATCTCTAATAATTTCTGCAAGTTTATAAGGTGTCTCAGAAGTAATCATTTTAATATCTTGATGGTGTATACTCAAGGTCTCCAAGAATATCTTCCAAGATTATACCATACTCTTTAAATCTTTTATCACCTGCAATAAAACATCTTTGACGCATCCATACCGCATCCGCCAGAAGTTTAACCTGGTCTTCTGTGAGTGTTAAAGTTTTCATTTTAGTTTTGCAACTCTTATATGTATAAAATTACTAGTATCTAATATTTTTCCTTGGACGATAAGCAAAAAGATTGGCTGGTTTTGGTGGTTTCATCCACTCTTCTATAATATAAAACTTTTCTTCACAATAAAAATCTTGCTGAACATACCACAATTTCCAGTGATCATGTCCTTTGGATTGATTACATGACTTACAGCAACATACAACGTTCCTTGTAATATCTAACCCACCTTTTGACTGTGGAATAACGTGGTCCAGAGTTAAATCTTCTTCCGAACCACAGTAAGCACATTTATGATCCCAACTTTCCTTTATTTGTTTCCTCCATAATCGTTTTGCTTCTGATTGACTTGTTGCATGTAGATTGAACAAGTATTCTTCGGGCGATTGGAGAGGTCCCATAAGTGCTTGCGACTTATGAGTATTTATTTTACAAAATACATACGACGACGATACTGCTCACCTGGGCAGTTTTCTAGATGCTCAATCTCTTCATCAGGAAGAAAGTTGACACCACCAAGAAGTTTGGCACCAACAAAGATTTCTGCTGACTTCTCACACATTAATGTAGCAGCAGCACAATCTTTTTGATAAGGTGATGCTGTAATGATACCATGATTTTCTAGAAGAATCAACTTGGGAATGTATCCATGATAATCCACAAACTCACCAACATACTTCTCCACATTGGCAAGTAGTCGCGCCCCAGGAGGCGCATAAGGGACCAAACAGGACAGTACACCATTCCTTACGATTTGATCTGGGAACCACCTCTGACAGGCAAAATCATTTACAGCAGGAGAGCAGAGTATCTGAGTTGTCTTAGGTGGATGTGTATGAGCAATATAATTGATTTCTGGGAAGTGCTTCATAATCCAAGCATGAAACAATACCTCAATGCTTGGTTTCTTATGTTCAGGATTAAGTTGTTGCGCGTCTGTATCTACAAGAACTAAATCTTCTTCTGATAATGTATGAAGACTTGTGCCACTTGCTTTGATTAGAAATGTATCCTCAGTATGTCTTTCCGATACATTACCTTCACCACAAATAGTATAGTCAGCAATTGTGTGTGCTAAGTCTAAAAGCATCTTTAAGTATTGTAAAAAATTATTTAGAAATTGTACCAGATATTTGATATAAGTTTTGTCTTGATTTCTACAAAATTCTCAGTAGTGAAGAACTTCAATAATATCCTTTTTATTTGGATTTTCAGATTCGCCAACCTTTACCAAGGAATCAAATGAATTAGAGTATGTTCCTTTACGATTAGTATCAAGATATCTTACTTTTAACCTACATGGAAAATGGTTATGCATATCCAAAGTTTTGTCATAAACGAATCCTATAATCTCAAATTCTCTTCCATGTTTTTTCTGAAGAGGATTATCTATTCTACAAATGTCACCAATATTAAAGTTAACCATAATTCAAAATAACTACTTAAAATATTATATCACGTCTTATCAATAATGATAATGATCTGTGAGTGATAGTACAGTTAGAAAGATGCCAAAGGTTATGAAGAATACTAGAATACCAGTCATAAAAAAAGGAGTTCGGGGAACTCCTTATATTTATTTTAACCTCTGTAGATTCTCCACTAAAGTTTTAAGTTCTGTTAGAGTTGCATCATTTTTAAGAGTATTGGCTCTGTTGCTGATGACCCACACATTACCTTTGATATATCCTTTGGAAGAATCAATACGATCTAATGATGGTGATTCCATAGGAGTGCCTAACAAAGGACAGGTGTCTGGAATAACAATATCTTCTTTTGTGATATTAAAATCCAGACCCTTTTGCTTTGCTCTATATTTTGCCCGAGACCACATAGGTGAACGAAGATCTCTCCCCTTCTTTCTATCAAGTTCTCGTCTATAACATCCACAAGATACTGTTTGCCCAGGTTTCATAGATGATCTGCGAACTGTTTTTATAGTTCCACATTCACACTGAACTTTACAGTATCTGTGAACCTTATCAGACCATTCATCAAGAATGGTAAGCATTCCTATCTTTTCCATAATTCTACCACACGATAGAATTATTTATATCATAAAGCATTTCCACGAGGTAAAACTTCCTCTGGAAATACAAAGTTTGCTCCGGGTTGGTCTACTGGAGCCATCCAAGCACGAAGACCTTCATTCAGAAGAATATTCTTCGTGTAGAAGGTCTCGAACTCTGGATCCTCCGCCGCTCTAATCTCTTGAGATACAAAATCGTATGCACGTAGATTGAGAGCAAGACCAATGATTCCAATAGAAGAAGTCCAAAGACCCATGACGGGAACAAATAGCATAAAGAAATGCAACCAACGCTTGTTACTAAAAGCAATACCGAAAATCTGTGACCAGAAACGGTTAGCAGTAACCATCGAATAAGTTTCCTCCTCTTGAGTTGGTTCAAAAGCCTTGAAAGTGTTTGACTGATCACTGTCTTCATAAAGTGTGTTCTCAACTGTTGCACCGTGAATTGCACAGAGAAGTGCTCCTCCCAGTATACCAGCAACTCCCATCATATGGAAGGGGTTGAGTGTCCAGTTGTGGAACCCTTGTAGGAACAGCAGGAACCTGAAGATCGCTGCTACACCAAATGATGGTGCGAAGAACCAGGATGATTGTCCTAGTGGATACATCAGGAACACGCTGACGAACACAGCGATAGGACCAGAGAATGCGATTGCGTTATATGGTCTGATACCCACCAGTCTAGAAATCTCAAACTGGCGAAGCATGAATCCGATCAGACTAAAGGCCCCGTGGAGCGCCACAAAAGTCCAGAGTCCCCCAAGTTGGCACCACCTGACGAAATCCCCTTGAGACTCAGGACCCCAAAGTAGAAGAAGAGAATGACCCATAGAATCTGCAGGCGTTGACACAGCTGCCGTAAGGAAATTAGCCCCCTCAAGGTAACTAGACGCCAACCCGTGGGTGTACCAGCTTGTAACAAACGTTGTGCCAGTAAGCCAGCCACCAAGGGCAAGATAAGCAGTGGGAAAAAGTAGTAGTCCAGACCAACCCACAAATACAAAGCGATCTCGTTTAAGCCAGTCATCCAGGACATCAAACCACCCCCGTGATTGAATAGGTTGTGAAAGTGTTGAAGAAGTCATATCCTCCTATGTATTTCTCATATTTAGTTTACATTAGTTTACAATAAGAGTCAATAGGTGTTAGTGCTTAAATATTGATTAGCATATTCCATAATTTCTTGAATGGGCAAATCTTTTGTAAAGTGCTCAGACCCACCAATTATACCATCAATCTTTTTTTGATATTGTTTATAAGTATTCAAAATATATCTTTCGCAGTCAAATACTTCCTTATGAGACGCCTTCCATTCACCAAGTTCTTTTACAGTTTCAGTGAAGCGATATTTTATTCCATGAAAAGACCTACCAATCTTATAAGTTCCATATATGGTTTCAATAAAATATAAGTAATCTTCTCTATCAGACCACTCTTCTTTAAATCCAAAAAATCCATAACTTTTTGATACTCCAACAGTTCCAGCATTCCAAGTTGGTTTTCCAAATGCAGGATTATTTTTTCCAACTTTTGATTTTCTTTTGCAACAGAATGCTTCCCCACCCTTTTCATAGGTAACAATAAAGTTTCTTATACTCATAGTTCTTTGGCCTGTGCAAGGACAACTAACAACCACATCAGTAGAACGGCGAACAAGTTTTTCTGGAAGATGTATAAGTTCCAATCCCCTTCTTTCACATTCAGATATTACTAGTTGGTGTAAATCCATATAAGTTGCTCATAACTTTCCATAACTATTTATACATTATAGCATAAAAAAAGGAACCCGAAGGTTCCTTTCTTGTTTATTCAGTTTTTAGAAAATTCAACCGATGGAAGGAGCGGTCATTGCCACAGGAGTGGTTTCTGCTGCTGCGAGGTCAAGAGGGAAATTGTGCAATTGTGTTATCGTAAAGACTCTTTATTCTTTACTTCTTACTGTCGCCAGTAAGTTCAGACTATCTCTTCATCCTTAT